AAATGAAACCACTCCATACTGGGAGCCAAAGTCGATTAAACGAGCCATTACGCATCATCACCTAATACATGGCACTTGGGATGGCAAACTCTTCCGGTGCGACCTGTCTTGGTATTTTCAGATTAAACATTCCACCGGGCTGAATCACATTCGCTGGATTGTTATTTAGCAAATCTCCAATTGGTGTGATTTTTGGACCTGGATCAACGGGCGCAACCGTATCCATTCTCGGCCCTTTGTACTTCGGTAAAAACCTGAACGTCCGGCTTGGATCTCGCTCAATGAGTTTGCGCCCATCCGGCTCGGCCTTTTCCCATTCGGCGAATTTCTGTTTGGCCAAAGCGAACTTGGCGTCCTCTCCGACTCTTACATCATCAAAGATGCTGTTCCAGTAATCAGTGGCAGACTTTGCCTTATCCGCGATGGCTTTCAATGTGTTCCTGTTTTGCTCCAGTGCCGTCTTTAACATCAGGACCGAATCCTCATCAAGCCCCTCTATCAGCTTGGTAAACTCCGAATCGGTGGGCGGATCATCTGATTCTATGATGGAGGCAATGGAGTTGAATTTGTTCTGGTTAGCTTTGGCCCCCTTGGTCCGCTCAAGCTCCATTCCAGCAACGTCCTTCTTGCCCGCTATTTCCATTTCCGTAAGCGACCTGTCTCCAGCAATCCGCCGGTCAACTTCAGAAGACCTGGCCTGCCTTGAGCGTTCGTTCTCGGCGGCCTGCTGGTTCATCTGCGCCTGCGTCATGGCCTGCTGTCGTGCGGCGTTTTGCTGTGCGGTCTTCTGGCGTAGGGTTTCCTGGGCATACTGAGCCATATTCCGATCCTTCTCAGCCTGGGCCATGTTGATGATCTGGGCCATCTGGACGGCTTGTTGCGCGGCCACTGGATCAGTGAAAGCGAAGTTTTGGAAAGGAATCTGTGCCATAATTTAACCAGGAAACCATCCCTGTGGATACTGAGGTCCGCCGGGTTGATATTGTTGTGGTGGAAGATCGTAGGACTGGACTGGCGGCCCTGGATTATATGTTCCTCCTGGACCCATTTGTGCAGGTGGGCCGTAATACTGCGGAGATGGAATAAACGATGGTTGACCCTGCTGGCCCCATGCGCCCGGCCGAGGAGCAGCGCCGCCACCACCCCCTCCACCGCCCATCATTCCACCCAGCATCCCGCCTGCGCCTCCGCCCGCGATCATTCCATAGACGCTTCCAGCCATTTGAATTGCATCCTTCAACGTGTTCCAGGTTGCGGCATCGGCCTGACCAATCTTGTCCGCCCAGTTTTCCGGCTGCTGATAACCATACGTGGCCATCTTGTTTGCCTGAGAACGCAGCATTGTGCCTCTTGCGCCAGCATTTGCGGCCTCATCCCTGAGCAATGCGGCGTCTAGCGGACCTCTATCCAGAGCACGATAGCCGGACATCAATTGAGGCAGATAACCTTGCGCCAGATTCGCATAGGTAAGGCCAGAGTTCAGGGCCTGGTTGTAAAGATTTGGGAGCGCGCCATAGACGTTTCTGGCCACGTCGTAGTATCTTCCTGAAGCGACGCGCGCATTCCTTAAACGATCTGAGGTGGAATCAATTGCGGCAGGATTAAGCCCCCTTGCCATCCTGGACAGCCGGTCGTAGTTCACGTCGAACTTAGCCAGCGGAGAAACCACGTTTGGATCGATGAAGCTGAACGCCGTCTTTCCAATGTCTCCGAGCATCCTGTTAGGATCAAAGTTCAGCGCCCGGCTAAGGAGCTGCCTTGATACCCCCTCCTGTTCCCCCATCAACCGCCTTTGCAGGTCGGTTCCAAGGTTGTAGGATTTCTCTGCGGCTGCACCGCCGGTTCCAAGAGATTTTAACGCCGACAGTCCAAGGTCGCGCAGCTTTGACAATTCCGGCCTTACATATCTTTGAAACACCTCTCTCGGCGGATCGTCACTGCCGAACAGGGCTTGAATTGGACCGCCTATTGGACCTGGACTGGCTTGGGATGCGGATGCCATATAGCCCTAATCTCCACAGAAACAGAGGATTGACAAGGTTTATTAACTGGTCAGGTTTTAAGCCTTATCGCCTTGGTCCCGGTCGTGGTCCTGATTCTAAGCCTGCTGGCATTAGCATCGTTCACTTCTACCATGGCCACCACATAGTTAACACCCTTCTTATGAATCTTAAGAATGTCGCCAGTGCCTGGGGCATCCTTCTCAGCGACCATGGATAGTTCATGCACTGAATTACCATCAGGCCCGCGCAGAACAATCTTAACATTGTCCTTGATCTCCGTGCCGTCTTTTTTGGTTCCCATAACTTGTTCTATGCAGGCACAAGCAGCCACATTTGTCCAGTCACGGGATTGGCCGGATCGCTGGTTACAACCGGAACGGTCATGCCGGACGAGCCTTTCATGTTGTTTACCATCCTGTATAGGGCCTGCGTATCCCGCTCCCTGGCCAGCTTCATCTGATTGAACCACGACGCCACGCCGGGCAGCTTCATCATGGAAGCGGGAGGCTCCGGCAGCCTGTCCAGATTCAACTCAATGATCTGGTCCTGCCTTAAACTAAGCCTGGATAATGTTCTTGCGTCGCCCATTACGGTGAATCTGCCTGACCCCAACCAGCAATAATCTTGTGCAGAGTTGAGAATGTTCCGCCACCACCGATGCCAGATATTCTAAATCTCGTGGAAATATACCTCCCGCGCCTCCAGACAGGAAAGTCGAATGTTCCATCCTGCCGGGTTCTATCTGTCAGGTGTTGCGCTTCCGTCTTGTTGGTCTGACATTCAAAATCAAGGTTCCTGGTTGAAACCCACGTCATGCAGGTCGGCTGGGAACCATAGGCCACATCCATGGTCAGCGGACTTGGCGTGCTTTGGGCAAGCGGCTGGGCCTCCAGCATGGCTCTCTTGATTATTTTTTCGTCGTCATTTCTATAGGATTCGGCCCCTTCCTGCATCACCGTGTCATACCCGGCAAACACGTAGTATTCTCCATGACAGGAATAACCGTCATAGTTCAACGGGCCACCGCCAAGCATCTCCCTGTAATAGATGTCGTCTTCGTATTGCTTCAATGCAAAGTCTGACGCCGAGGCCACGATGAATGTAGCCGGGCTTGGGCAATCCTGACAGAAGTCGTTCATGGTCATGCCGGACAGCCTTGCGCACAACGAATCCGCATGAACCGGAAGATTTGGATCTTCCTCCGGGTTCCTGATATAAAGTGGAGGATTCTGGACTTCGGTTTGTGTTCCACTGCAAACGTCTCCGTCCTTGAATTCGGTGGCTACTTTAGAGCCTCTTGGACAGATGCCCATGTCCTCAATCCATTCCCCAACCGTTGGCCGCTCGTCCTTCCTGAACGTCTTGAAAGCCGTGAATCCGTGATCAATGAAGTCCGCCGCGCCGAACTTGATGTTGAGCCTGAGCGTTACATTCGGGCAGATGTTGTCCCCTGTTGGCCACGACAGCCAGGCTTCATGTTTCTCCTCCGACCACCCCCCAGTCACAAGCTCGCAGGCATCCTTGTTGATTGGTTCGTAGGTCGCGTCATCCTCAACGATTCCATTGAAAATCATTCCTGCCGCACGAGTGATCCAATTTACATTGATCGGCCTTGTGTCGAATTGCGTGAACATGTAAATGTCCGACTCGCCAAGGTACAGATGGAAATCCCCTCCGTTGACCAGTGAGAACTTGTATTTGAGCGCATTGCCTCCGGTATAAATTCTCTCGAAATTAAACACGTCTTCGCCCCCGACAAGGCTCAGGCGGATGATGCTCTTGTCAGTGTAAATCATCAGCCAGTTGCCCAGCGGAGCGGCGGCAAGAATGGTTTCGCCAACTGCAATGGTTGCCCTTCCGGCAAAGCTGGTATCGCTTTCGATGTATGAATTCGGATCTTCAAGATCAGACCACATCACATCTCCGCCGTAACGGCTTCCGTTCTCTGTCAAATCAAACCAGATGGCGAATCCCTTCCAGACCACCACGCCGCCTGCCTGCGTTATCCCAAGCGCATCCAGATCAGTAATTATTTGCAACGCCCTGACATCGCATCCGGTTTGCCCGTCACCGACAAAGTAAATCATCGGCTGGTCGAAGTTGTTTGTATAAAGAAGGTATCCACCCATGGTCGCGGATACGCCGCGTATCCGATTGCAGGTGCATTGCGCGGATGAATACATGGAGCTGCCAAGCCCGTCGGCAAGGATTCTCCAATTACCGGAGGATTGATTCAGCTCGTACACCCGGCTCATGGTCGAAGCGATGAGCTTCCGGCCTGTTTCCGTTACGATTTCATCCAGCAGCGTTATTGCCTCCCGGCAGCCTTGGCTGGGATGAAAATCCTCGCCGCAATAGACGTAATCATAGTCGAAGAAAGGATCGTAGAACGGAGTGCCTGGACCATAGGGATAACCGGACACCGGCACGGGATCGTAAGCAACCGGACACGATGCGTACAGGAATGAATAGACGTAATAAAATGGAAGCCCGGTGTTGCAGCCCTGACTGCTGAATGGATATTCAACGCCCATCGCCGCGTTGTAAATTCCCTCCAGTTCACTCTCTGTTGGAAATCCATTTTTCCAGAATGTCACCGCATCCACAACGGCATCGAGATTCGCAACGGATGTTTCTTGATTCAGTCCAATGGCGAAGTTTGTGGCGGATGTGAATACTCCCGTCGAATGAGATGTGGATGCTATCGTCCCATCGTTGACTTTCAGGTTTATCGTATTGTCAACCGGATCATGCCAGCAGGAAAACAGCGTCCATTCATCCAATGACAAAACCAGCGGATTGGTAACTGATACGATCCCTGTTCCATTTGGAGAGACATCGAAAACGAGGTTTCCGTTTTCTATTCTCAATCGGTACTGCCTGGTCCCGGCTGTTGCCCACATGTCAACCAGCGGCTCAGATGTCGCTCCGGTGTTCTTCCTTTTCACCCAGCCTGTAAATCCAAACCGAATGTCTCCGCATTGGAACGTCGCGTCCGAGCTTTCCAGCCAGTCTCCGGCATTGAATCTAAGGGCGTTTCCAAGAAGGCCGGTTTCTACCGATGGACCAAAGTTTGTCAGGTCAAGACCACCAAACAGGTCCGGGGTTGTCGCGGCAATGGTGTCCATCTTCCAGTGCGCCCTTGCCCCCGTTGTATTGATGAATCCAGGAATAAATTCGTATGGATAGCCTATGAATGGATAGAACACCGGACACCCGTTGTAGATGCCACTTGGGAAGTCACCTAGGTACACAGGGCAATACGGACCTTCAGGTGGTGGAAACACAGAGAACCCTGGAATCTGATAGGACGGCCAGAAATAGGCGTAATTGTATCCAGCCAGATCGCCTCCGCCTATGGCGTGATCCGTGTAGGAATCGTAGAAACCAATCCTGTCTGTTAATTGATCGTGGAGGTCTTGATTGTTGTATGGAGAATCATCCGCAAACAGCCTGCGCCACCCTCCTCCTCTCTGCCGGTTCCTTGCGCTCCTTGTAACCGCGTTCTTTACAACACGCCAGTTTCCAAAACCGATTTCATCCGCAGAACCCAGGGTGTCGAACACCCCGGTCATGGGCTTCAATGTTATCGTTTTGAACTCGGCCATGGGTCATATCTTAACGAAGGCCCAGGCAATAACACAAGGATGGACGACATTGTGGGCCTGCCCTCCGCCGGTAGAGCCGGTCACGGCGGCAGGATCGGTTCCCCTCCAGACCAGGTTGGCTCCGTCTCCGCGCTCTTCGGTTCTTGTGGTGGGTCCATCCCATGTATGATTGTGCGATGGCATCTCGCTTACGGAAAGGGTGTGGCTTTCCTCTCCAATAAGGCCAGTGTTGATGTCTCTTGAAGAAAGACCATCACCTGTTCCAGCGCCCAGCGGGGATCGCCCCCGTATGTCCGGAAGGTTGAACGTGGTAGAACTGTCTCCATCGCCGTACCTGGTTCCTATCTCCGCAAACAAGGCCGCGTAGGTTGTCCTGGACACTTCACGGCCATCACAGAGAAGCCACCCGCTGCCCATGTTTTGCGTGAGGCTGTATATGAGTGTTCCGGTCGGAACTGCGTACACTGCCACCTGCTGCTGAAACTCCTCTGATGGGGTTCCATCCGAGTTGAACATCCAGCTAAACAAATCGCATAGAAGCTGAGGAACATTCAGCCATTTTGTGAACCGCGTGCAGAAGTCCGCATTCGCCGATGGTATGGCATCGCAAAACTGGTCTGGTCTTACTGGGTTTGGCATGGCTATGGGACCGGATCGTACACCGGAGTTTCATAAAGCGGACGGAATGTGCTCATCAATGTCTCAATGGCCGCAGAGCAATCGCGCTTCATCTCTGTATCCTGCTCATCGTGATACCTGAATTTAAGCGTCCTTAGTTCCATTGTGTAAGCGTCGAAATAATCCCTGGCCGCAGCCCGGTCCTTCTCCTTCATGGCGATCTTGTATTCCACCCTGGACACAATCACCTCCTTCAACTGCTCATCCACCGGAACCAGATCGTTGTCATTCCATTTTCGATTGATGCCCTGCCATTGAAGCAGCAACACATAACCGCATGGAAAGCGCGGGGCGGCGTACACCTTGTAATCCGGTCCAACCGCAAAAATCCTATCGTCGTCATCCAGGCTTTTGAACCGGCAGTCATCCTCGGTTTCCGTCAGATACGGAACCGCGCAGGCAGACTCACCAGCAATCACGTAATTACAATACGGACTATCGTAAATTTCATTGGCTGGAGGATCGGTGGCGGGACATAGGCATCTCTGGCGCTCCATCCAGCAATCTATGGCGGCGGGACTGACCCGCTTGTAGTAGAACTTTTTGCAGTCGATGTTTGGTTTGTAAGCAAACAACTGCGTGACCTTTCCAACCGGGCCTTCAAAGATTGAAGCGTTGCAGAATTCGTTTACGCCAGACTTGGTTACGAATTGAAGGTTGAAGCTTCGATACCACGGAATGAGAAGCTGAACGTCCGCCAGGGCGGAAGCAACCCAATGCCTGAATGGAGTTTCAAGATTTTCAGCCAGATCCTCCGGTGCCGCAATCTGCTGCACTAAGGATCTGAAATCTGAAAATGGTTGGTACTCGATTGGCATTACACTTTGGATGTTTTTGCTTTTTTAGCTTCCGACATCTTCATGGTGGGGGGTTGTTTTACAACGAAGCTTTCCGGCGTTGGAACCTCGATTGGTTCAGGCATCGGCTGGCCATTGCCGTTGCTTCTGTTCCTGTCCTCCGTCGGAACCTGCGGTTTGGCGAACATGCCGACCCTTGGAGCCGGATTACCTACGGCCTCCACAACACGCCTTGCGTCCAACCGGAGGGCTGACAGCTCCTGCCGCTGCTGCGGCTTCAAGCTGTTGTTTGATTGACTCCATAACTCCTTTTTTTTTATCTCCTCGGAGTATTCCTCTGGAGCGATGGACATGACCCCGCCGATTCCCCTGGTCACGCATTTGTCCAGTTCCGCAATCAGGGTCGGGTCTTGTGTTTCGAGGAGATCAAAGCGCATGGGATGGCCCATGACGAAAACTGGGGCTTCAGGGATCTCTTTCTTGTAGTGCTTTATTGCCATGACTCAATCCATAACCAAAAACCCCGGAGTTGCAAGAACAACTCCGGGGTCATGTGACACCACGATTCCAACCCAGAGATTAAACCTGATACAAGTCGTACGGATACTGGCTCGACGCGCCTTCCGGTATCGCGTTGGCGTTGAAGTTTTCAACGATGGCGCTGGTGGCCGGGCACTCAACCACCGCCGTCCAGGTCAGCGAGTTCAAGCTGATTTCCTGCGTTGGGTTTTCCATCACGCAGGCATAGTCCTGGTCAACCTTGGCCAACTCCTCAATCTCGCCCGTGCGATGAACCTTGCGATTGCTGGTAATCACACCCGGATAAATGGACGTGAAATCCAGAATCCACAGGAACCGCCCGGTCGATCCGATGTTCTCGGCAACCGCCGCCGTGGCCATGTCATCGAAGAACGGGTGCGTGACAATCCGGATATCCACGATGGGATATTGGAGCTTGTAGGTGTCGTAGTTGAACCCAAGCCTGCCCATCTGCCCCATCATCACCTTGTTGGTGTCGATGTTGAATCGCGCCAAGCCGTCGGATCGGGTGTTGTAGTACTCGATCATGCCGCGCTGAATCTGGCTGGCCGTGAACGAATCAGTGAATATCTCAATGGTCTGGTTAGGAATGCCCTGATCGCCGCGTGCCCGCCAGATCGGATAGATCAGGTTTTCAAACAACTCAACCAGGTTGAGCGTCTGATTTTGCAGATCGAACACCTGGCCGCACTCGGCAAGCTGTTCGTAGGCACCGATGGCGTTGGCCTTGCGTCCGACACACCGTCCTTCTCCTGGGGTATAAAGGCCCTGTGTTACATTGCTCCAAGTCGTTACCTGGGCCAGCGAGCGATAGCTGGCTAGTGTCTGATTGGTGGAGATTCGCTTGTTCCAGAAGAACTTGTTCAGCCATTCCCGCTGCCACAGGTCGCCCAGTTGCTTGTTGCGCTGCGTGGCATCCACGTCTCCAAACAACCGGAAGTACTCGTTGCCGTCCTGAAGCCGCTTGAACCACGATTCGTAGAGCTGGTCGGTACACATCGTGTAACGGTCTGTTTCCCACCAGAACGGAACGTGCTTCCGGTCATTGAGGGCCGGGCGGTTGTAGCACCAGCGTTCCACGTCCTGGACGTTGGCGGTTCCACGGACTGCCCAGCCTGCGGACATTGGGGAGCCTCCGGTAAATCCGGAGAAGGCCGCTTTGGCAACCCAGCCAAGCGTGTCGTTTTGGGCGGTGGCGGACACCAGCACCGTTGAATTTCCGCCGAACGTGCTGGTTTGAGATCCGGTGATCAGGAATGCGCCGCGCAATGCGGTTCCGGCGGCAGAGCGACCGTTTACGAACAGGGTTGCTCCCGGAGTGAACCACCGCTCATCAATTGGGATGCTGGCGCGGCTGCGAAGGTGGATGGTATAGACGCCACCCGCGACGAACAGGTTGACCACACTCCAGTACTCGTTGTTGATGACGCTGTGCTGGTTGGCCAGGACAAATGGAGCAATCTCGGAATTGCCGGGGCCAAGCGGCAAGACAATCTTCTTGTTGCCCATCATCCGCTTGTTGGACATCAGGAAGTCATACAGTCCGTTTTGCTTGGAGCCGCACGCCTTGATCTCAAACTGGGTGGCCAGAAGCGCATTCAGATCCCTGAAGCTCCCAGCGCCATCCGTGAAAATGGATGTCAGTTCGTCAGACTCGGCGGTGATGACGTTGCAAAGAGTGACCGCCCCGCACTCATTGATGTTGTTTCCGATTGCCGGAAGACATTTCTCAAAAATGTTTGAACTGATTGCCATTTGTTTCAGGCCAGTCCGGCGTCATTGCCGGTTTTTGGCTTGAAACAACTTAGCTTTTACAGCTCCACATCAACGGTTGAACAGGATGTTTGCCGTTTTCTCCAAAAGGGTTTTCGCGCCCGACGAATTTCCGGTGCTCTTGTCGTCAATCTTGGCCGATCCTCCGGTGGCTGGTGATACCGGCTTTGTTACAACAGATTGATCGTCGTCAGAAGTCTTCTCTTGCGCTTTTTTAGTCGTGTCCGACTTAGATTTGGAAGCCTGCCTGTCATCCTTTGGCACAAAACCCATGGCGATGGCCATTTTTTTGACCCTTTCCTTCTCGCTGTCGATGTATTTCCTGGCCGAATCAGCCGCATCATCAACCAGTGACTCGATCAGATGCTCCGTGGTCAGATACCAGTGTTTTGCCCTCTGGCCTTGCGTCATTTGAGCATACTCAGCCCTGGTCGCCATCGTTCTCCCGTTTCCATCCTCTGTTCCGGATAGTTCGGATTCTTTTTCCAGCATGATCCTGTTCCATTCCAGATGGACCTGGTTTTTTGGATCGAATTTGAACCTTCCCTTTGGATCATCCAGTTGAATCGCGGCCTCGATGATTGGCTGGAGCGGTCCAATGGCACCGGCCAGCGCATTTGCAGTCAGCGGGTCTTCCTCGGCGAATTTCTCGAACGTGTTCTTGACGATTTTTTCATGCACGTCGTCTCCGATCTTCCTGGCCAGAAGCCCGGCAGCAGCAGTGAATGTTCTTTCGATGACAGGGGTGATTGCAATGCGCGCATTTTCCGTTTCCAGCTCCTTTAGCTTTGTTTCAGACTGCCGGTTGTTTCTGGCTGACACGCGCTCCGCCGCGATTTCCATCTCCGCATTTCTGAATTCGTGATCGGACCATGGCTTTTGCAACGCGGAGAAAAAATCGTCATGCTCGTCGTCGTTTGGATCGAACACCTTTCCCTTGTTTTCCTTTTCCCAGCTTGATGCGTATGCCTCGGCCTTCTTGATGTGCTCCAGCACTATCTTTGGAGCGTCCTTGAACTTGGGATTAAGGTCGGCCATGTATTTGGCCACTTCATATTCATGCAGGTCGTCCCCTTTAAGAGCTTCTTCTATTTTTGAATCCTCCCGCCCATGAACCACTTTTGCGTCAGGAGATATTGCCTTAACTGCCGCCGTTGCTGCGGCGGTAGCAATTCGAGAAACATCAATTGCAGCGGGTTGAGGCGTGGACTTCTTCGGCTTGACGATTGTCTTCCTGGACTCCGCGTCTTTTTCGTCCTTCTTTGCCTGATCTTCTTTTTTGTCTTCTGTTTTCTTTTCACCATCTTCCGGTTCTTCTTTTGTTTCTTCCTTCTTTTCTTCCGGCTGCTTGAAACCAAGCGCCTTTCCGATGAGTCCGGACACCCTGGCCGGATCGCCTTTTGGTTTTTCCTCCTTCTTATCCTCTGACTTTTTCTCCTCCTCCTTGTTCTCCGGCTTGTTGCGCCTGGCGATAATCGACTGAAGTTTCAGATTTGGATCATCATCTGGACTCAGCGGCTTCGGGGCTGGTGCGGCCAGAGGGTCTTGAACTGGAATCTGGATGGATTGATCCTGGCCCGGTGTTTCTTTGGTGTCTTCTGGCATAGATTTGTCGGAAACGACGTTAATGGTTCACGGTTTCTACTTTCACCGTGAACCATTCCTGCTCGTTTTTGGACAAATCGTCAAGGAGATCCAGAATAAGATTTAGTTCGACTGCTTTATTACAGGAAGCCTTGAGCTTTTCAGACGCGATATCATTGGCTTGGTACAGCGCCGCGTTCATGGCCTCCACCTGCGATTCCACACACCTGGAAACCACCATCTCCTTGAAGAACAGGAAGGCGGGAGAACCAAACAGCTTTTCGAGATCGCCTCGCCGTGTGGGGTCGGCTGGCTGGCGGGCACAGACAAGTGTTACAGGCATTGGACAGCGTGCTGGTGGTGGTTATTCACACTGGAACGCCGACTGGAGGACCGGCCATTGGTGCCATTTGCTGAGGCTGCATGGCTCCCTGGATGGCTTGGCTCAATCCGGCCACCGCCTTTGCAAGCCCCTCGATATGCTGCTGCTGCACTTGGTCCATCTGGGTGTTTTGAGCGATGGCCTCCGCCATTTGGGTCATCTGCTCCCCGATTTGCGTCGCGGCCTCGGTGACAATCTTGTTGGTGTGCCCTGCTGCGGCTTGCAGGGTCTGCTCCTGTGATTTCTCAAGAGCCTGTTTAACCTGGTCGGCGAACTGGGTCATCATCTGGGACACCTGATCGGCCTGTTGTTCGGGCGACGCCTGCGTGTCGATGCTTTTCCCCTTCAGCCTGAACTCCCTTGGAAGCCCGGCGGCAACGATGATTTGATTGAGCAGCTCCACGAGTTGCACCGAGCCGACGGACTGGATCAACACCGGGTTTCCGGATATGGCAATGAAGATTTTCGACATGGCATCCGCCAGGGCCGGACTGTTGATTCGGTTGGCATTGTCCCGGTTGGATGCGAAGGACTCCATGATCAAGGCTGACTTCTTCGCCTTCACGCTTCGCATCGAATCCGGATCGTCCGGGTTGTAGGTGGAATCATCCGTAATGGTAAGCCCGACCGATTCCATCAACTTTTTAAGCTCCGCTTCCGTTGATGCGAATGCCGATGAAATTCCCACCGTGATGTCGTCGTCAGCGTAGGCCATCATGGCGTCGTACAACATGACCTTTTTGGCATAGTCTCCATCGTCAATGAACGAGCCGGTGAAAGTCAGCCGCGTGGAGGTGTTCTCCGCGATGATTCTTGACTCCTCCGCCGTCTGCTCGTGCGACGCGGCCTGCCCGATTTCCTGCGGGCTTAGTTGCATCACGCGGTCCAGCATGTCGAGAACTCCGGAGATGAGCGCCGCGATTTCCCCGGTGTTGTGGTGCGTAAGCTGCGGCGTATAGAACGCCTCGCGCTGATCTGTTTTTAGCCGGTAGTTTTCAGTGGATGAGAATGGAAAGAATTTCCGTCCGCCGAATTCCTTGAAGCCAAGGTTTTGCAACTGGGTCAGCGCCTCGGCTGGCATCTTCTCCTTGTCCACGAAGATCGGATTGATCAGGTTCTCCTTCACCGCTGCAATCCACTGGGTCATCAGGTTGCCCACATGGTCCTGGAACGGCATGATTTCAAGGGCGAGAGAGCGGAACCGCGCCCGGTTGAAATCCGCGTCATAGGCATAAACCGGAAGCCGGTCAAAGGCCAGCGGCTCCGCCCAGAGCACGGCGTTGTCTGAAGCCATGCAGAAGCGGAACCATACCGGGCAGTCATAATCTCCAAGGCCGTGTTCGCTTGGGATTATTTTTTGGAAATGCTCCGTGACCAGGGTGGCGGTGTTGAATTCGCCCTGGCCGTAGGTCCGGTATGCCTCACTCTGCCTGTCCAGCGATCCGACCCCTCCGGCCCCGCCTTCGCTGGTGCTCGTTGGAAAGCTCATCTGGCACGGGAACACTTCCTCCAGGAAATCCGATTTGATGTCGAACCACGACACGGACCCCATGCTGATTTTGTCCTTGTTCCAGTACAGCGGGCAGTCATGGATGTCCCGATAGCGCATCAGCATCCAGTGGCCCGCGTACTCGCATCCTGAATTGGTGTTCAGCGTGGAAAGGCGGTGGTACAAGTCGTAGTAAATCCTGCTGGGATGCGGCATTTCAAAACGAAGCCCTTCGCGCACGATCTTCCTGCTTCCCTTTCCATCATCCTGCTTTTCGACGTACCAGGCTTCTTTTGGAAAATTGATGCAGAACCCGTAGAGCAATGTTTGCAGGATGGTCTGCCGGAGATCGGAACCGTAACCAAACCACGCCGACATCTTCTGGACTATCTGGGTGATTACTTCACAGCGGAGCCGGTTCTCCTTGGTGAACTGGACCGGCTCGTATTTGTAAAGCGGAACAAGATTACGATCATTGAACAGCTTCGCCCATCGGATGGTGATGTAGGCCATCACAATAGGCACAAAGATATTGAAGAAGACCGGGATATTGACCGCCTTCTTTGGGAGTTTTGTCACTGGATCGCAACAGGCATTTCCGCTTCCGTCCAGGATGTTTGGCAGAAGGTGGGTCAGGCCCCATTGATTGACTGTTTCCAGAACCTTCCTGTCGTCGCTCCGATTACTGAGAAGGCCGCGCAGTTGCGTGTACGAAACCTGGTAAAACGGAGAATCGTAGGCCCAGTCCATGGCCTTGAATAAACGATAGTCCCTTCGGTTTCGATTTATGCCATCCCGGATCACGTCGCGGATCGACTCCACCAGCGCCTTGACCTTTGGCCGCTTCTCGATGGTCTTGCAATCAAAGGCGGCTTTCAGGCTGTCCGGGTCCAGCTTGTATTTGCCCTTCGGATCGGTGAGCGCCTGAACTGGGGCTGGCATGGCTTTAGTATTCCACGGCGACTTCTGGTTTTGTTTTGGCCTTTTTTGGAGCGGCGACCTGCTCCTCAGCCGCCCCTTCCTCCATTTCTTCCTCCATGCCCTCCACCTCGGAGATGCCGGTTACTTCGTAGTTGGCGGCATTTGGGCTGGATTTTGTTTGTTTAATGGTGAGTTCCACGGTGTAGGTTCCCCCGTCTTTCCAGCCAGAAACGAGTTCGTCAACACCAGGGTCCGATCTGTCCAGAGTTAAGCTTGAAGCCATGATTGGAAAGGAACAGGGTTTCGGTGTGATTATCAAGGTAAATGATGGCGGCTACATTTACGACGCCTCGCCGGACAAACGATGGCTGCCGCCGTTAAACCTTAAACAACTGGAGATTTTCAATGACATGCACAGGTACCTGCTGGTGCATGGCCCGCGCATGAGCGGAAAAACCTTCGGCATCATCCATAAAATACTCCGCCATTCCTTCGATGTGAATGGAGCGATGTCAGCCATCGTGACCAAGACGCTGAAGAACGCCAAGAGCGCCGGAGTCTGGTTCCTGCTTTGCCGGGCCTTGAAGCACTGGGAGGATAATTGCTACGGCTTCAAGGTGGTGGAGGGGCCGAAGACCACCGGGGACAC